TCCGAGCTGGCGAGTTACCAAAACACGAGTCGTCGCGATAGACGATCATATATTCTATAGGTGGGATTGAATGACAGAAGAACAGAGTACCGAAGAAGAGAACATCGAGGACATCGTTCTCACAAAGAAACGATTCTCTAAGATGGTCGAGGACTATGTTCAGGATCATCCCGACTCGAGTTATATGGATGCGGTACTACAGGTCTGTGAAGAACGAGTGATCGATCCGATGGATGTGGGTAAACTTATTCTACCGGTGATTCGCGAGAAGATCGAGGCCGAGGCGATGGGTGCGAATTTGGTCAAGGGAGGAGGCAACAGTCTGCCGATATGAGATCTATGGAACCGTACGATGTGTACAAGTATTATATGGCGATGAAGTTGCACTTCGAGTCGGATTCGTACGAGGCACCGAAGTACAACTACAAGACATCGGCCAAACCTCAAGCATTCTTTAAACGACGTGACAAGTATCACTTCGCCAAGTTGGGCCGTAAGTTCGATGAACCCGAAGAGTTGATTAACTTCTTTACGGCCCAGTTCACTACATCCGACAAGAGTTGGGTCGGTGATATGTTACAGGACGAAGAAAAGTACGTCGAGTGGCAGAGACGTCAACAGTCTCTGTCGTATAACTTTGAACAGGACATAAATAAACTTGCAGAGGAGGCCGACGCTTTTGACGATCTCTTGAAGATTCAAGAAGGCAATTATCCGTTGGTGATCGAGAAGTTTCTGCAGGACGAGATCTCTCTTGAGACTGTCGTGATTCTCGATCAACTGACAGGATTTATGAGACGAGCGGATCGTGCAATCACCGAAACGATTGTATGGCCCGATCTCTCAAAACGAATTCGTAAGTATGGTCTGTTACTTCGATTTGATAAGAATCGTATGCGACAGATCATCATTCGAATGTTTACATCATGATATATTTGTGATATAATACACTCTGTTGAACAATACTTCAGCAACATACTACAGCAATATACATTGGAGATACAAAGCAATATGGGTTTTTCAAATCTTAAACAGAATCGTGGTCGCAATATTGATAAACTGGTTCAAGAAGCCGAAAAGATCAATTCCGGTGGCGGCGATGGTCAGAAGAACAAATACGGTGATGATCGTGTCTGGAAACCATCGGTCGATAAGTCCGGTAATGGTTATGCGGTCATTCGTTTTCTTCCTGCTCCCGACGGCGAAGAACTTCCATGGGTGCGTTACTGGGATCATGGATTCAAGGGCCCGACGGGTCTCTGGTACATCGAACGTTCTTTGACGTCTGTTGGTAAAACCGATCCGGTATCGGAGATGAACTCTCTGCTCTGGAACTCGGGTCGCGAGGAAGACAAACAGACTGCACGTGAACGAAAGCGTCGTCTTCACTATGTGTCCAACATCTACGTGGTCAAAGATCCTGCCAATCCTGAGAACGAGGGCAAGGTCTTTCTGTATCAGTACGGCAAGAAGATCTTCGACAAGATTATGGACATGATGCAACCTCAGTTCGAGGATGAAGATCCGGTCGATCCGTTTGACTTCTGGGAAGGTGCGGACTTCAAACTGAAGATTCGTAACGTCGAGGGATATCGTAACTACGACAAGTCAGAGTTTGCATCTCAGGCAGCACTGCTTGGTGGTGACGATGAGGAACTCGAGGGTGTGTACAATCGTATGTATTCACTCAAGGAGTTCAATGACGAGAAGAACTACAAGTCGTATGACGAGTTGAAGGCCAAGTTGCATCGTGTACTCGGTGAAGGGTCGGAGGATACACTCACGACGGCCGAGTCGATCTCGTTGGATGAGACCTCGAGTGCTCCGTCATTCAAGTCATCGGAACCAGAGGTCGACGCACCGACTCCGAAGGCAGATAATGACGACGACGATGATACTCTGAGTTACTTCGCCAAGTTGGCAGCTCAGGACTAATAACCCACCAATATAATAACAATAACAAAAGTAGGATAATAATAAAAAATCTTACGGCCCCCTCTGCAACGGAGGGGCATTTTTTTATAAATAATTTCGGCAAGATACGTTCTGACCTGACATCTGGCAAAGACCGGGGCGCTCGCCTTAAAAAGCATCGTTTTACAATCAAGGAGAAATCATATGGCTGGAGATAATATCGGCCGTATCCTGATGGAAGCGGTGTCAATCAGTCCTCAAAGACGGAAAGATTCTGCTCTCCAATCATGGACACGGGTAGAGTACAAGAAAGATCATGCTTACGCGATGAGTGAGTTACGGTCGGGTAGATTGCCTCAGGCAGTCTAGGAAGAATCAAACCCCTCTGCAATGGAGGGGTTTTTATTATGGAGCGACCGCGAACTGAGTATCTTTTGCGGTTCTTGGTGGTCGCGTGGGGCCTTCCACTGGTTTCACGACAGTCTGACTGTTGTTCGTCACGTTGTTCGAAGTGTTACTCTGAACATTGACAGCACCGCCTCCAGACTGTTGTCCTTGAAGATTCTGTCTTTCTGCCGCTGCAGTATTAAGTTGACCACTTGGTCGACGATCGGTACTCAACTCAGATATACCAGCATCACTAGCTTCTCCCTCAAAGACCACCCGAGCTTGTTTTATTTTTTCGGCCACTTGATCGAGGTTAAGTGAAGGGTCGAGTATACCTTCACCAAAGTCGGATTTTCCGTAACCTGACGTATTGTATTTTCCTCCATTTGCAAGAGCGTCAATAAGAGGAATCGCAACTCCCATGTTGTCACCTAACATTGAGAGCGCTTCTGTGGTGTCGACACTTCGAATACCGGAAAGGGCATTGGAAAACGCGGCCATCGCCTTTGCATTGTTTTGAACGTTTTCCAGATTGACTCTTCGTTCACCAAATCTTTGAAGTTGATCTATAGGATCTTCACCACCAAATAGTTTACCAAGACCACCAACGAGTCCATTCACAAATGTTCCCATTCCAGTCGCAGCAGTAGCTGCTGCACCGTCGGGCATTACCGAACTGAAGGCCTTCATCGCAGCTGCATTGTTTTCAACCGCGTCTCTGTCGACTCTTCTTTCGCCAAATCGCATAAGTTCGCCGATAGGATCAGAACTCTGTCCGCCAAAGAACTCACCAATACCGCCCATGACGCCATTAACAAACGTACCGATTCCGCCGGGTACCATTGCTGCACCGCCTAGTGCCATTGCACCAGAGAATGCTGTCATTGCCTTTGCGTTGTTTTCAACATTGTCTCGATTGACTGCGGTTTCGCCAAATAACTTCAGTTGACTGAGTGGATCAGATTGTTCACCGCCGAACGCTTCACCTATACCACCAAACACACCGGATACAAACGTTCCGATACCTCCGACCGCAGTACCCGCCGCTCCAATCGAAGTCGCCTTGGCGAATGCACTCATCGCCTTTGCGTTGTTCTCTATGTTTTCCAGATTTACGGAAGTCGCGCCGAATAACTTCAACTGACTTAAAGGATCGGTCTGTTCACCACCAAATACCTCACCGATGCCTCCCATGACTCCACTTACAAATGTTCCGATGCCTCCGGCAGCAGTACCAGCACTACCGGCGGCCATTGCCTTGCCGAATGCCGTCATTGCTTCAGCGTTGCGTTTTACATTTTCTGCATTGATGTCAGTCTCACCAAATTCTTTTAACTGACTTAGAGGATCTGCATCACCGCCGCCGAAGAAGTTTCCGATTCCACCAACAACACCCGACACAAATGTTCCAATACCACCAACGGCAGTACCAGCACCTCCGGCTGCCATTGCCTTGCCAAAAGCGGACATCGCTTCTGCATTGCGTTTTACGTTTTCGGTGTTTATCTCGGCCTGACCGAACATTTCGAGTTGACTCACCATGTCGTCCATGCCATCACCGAATATACCGCTGACAAGATTGCCGACACCTGCTGATATCTGACCACCACCCCAAGCGGCGATACCAATACCTAGTGATTTGAGTCCATCACCCGACTCTTCGAGACTCTTTCCGTCTACGTCTTCGAAAGACTTGAGTCCTTCAACAAATGTAGGAAATGCCTTGCCGGTCAACCACGCCGCGCCGGCGATACCGGCACCGATCAGTCCGATCGCCGTTCCAATCGCACCCGCGCCGAGAACTATCTTAGGAGCAAGAGGGCCAAGACTCGCCATTCCTCGCCCGAATCCGACAACTGCACCGCCAATTCCGCCAGCGAGGCCGCCAAGAAGACCACCGCCTTCTTTGTCATCTTTTTTTCCAGATTTTTTGCCAGATCCACCACCCGCGCCTTGACCTTCAAGAGCAGCTAACATTCTTTCATTTTGACGTTGTTGTTCTCTACGATCCTCAAGAGAACTTTGACTATCGTCAAACAAAAAGTTAGAAAGATTAAATAGGTTGCTGTCAATAGATTCAAGGAATCCTAACGTGTGTTCGGATTTAACATTAAGTTCGAGTACAGACTCGTTTAATGTTCGCATCTCTTGAGTGACGTCTGAGATTTTATCCATGGTTATCGATTGCCTTTATGACGGAGACGTTCGTTCTCTTCTTGTATATGATTCACGAGCATCGTGATATAAACTTCCCTCTCCCATGGCATCATTTCATCGAGTTCACTGAGACTATACTTGTGATGTTGCATCATCGAAAAGTTTGTCTTATAGTGATTCACAACGTTATCATGAGAAAGGGTTATCCGAAAAAATTAGCCAGACCTCGAAGGACTGAGTCGTTGTTATGACCGCATTCTTTACACTTAAAGGATACGTCGATCTGCGCCGTCGGAATGTTTTCCACAAACCGGCGCACACGAGTGAACTGTTCGGCGTTCAACGAGTCGATGAACTCAGTAATCTCTTTTCGAGGTTGAGTCGATGCGTCGAACAACTCTTCACCCGAATAGATAGAATCGATGCAGTCGATTAGAAGATCAAAAATTCGATCGACCGTACTGACATTCTCATTGTTATCATTGGTCGAGTTGAGCACCTTGTCTACCGAAGGATACTTCATCTTTACACCGATCGTATCTGTCAGTTCGATCGTATCGGAAATGTCCTCGGGACTGCTGACACGTACGTTCTCGAGATTCAACTCTGTCTCGTTCGATGCCTCGCATTCCGAACACTTCATTCCGATCTGTACGGTCTCGCCGACGGACTTTGATCTTAGCTGCGTAAAGATGTATTCCATGTCGGACATCGCGATACGATTCATGTCGATCTCGTCGTTCGTACAGGCCGAGATGACATCACGAATCGCACGAATCATCTGACGCTCGTCACCCGACTCCAATGCCAGCATCAGGATCTTCTCCTCCTTCACGAGATATGGGCGATAGGCCACCGTCTTACCTGTGGAAGGAATCGTCAATTCATAGGTGGGTGTATTCAGTTTAGGAAGACCCATAATTATTCTCCATCAATTTTCCAGTTGTCATATGCAAATGTTGCGTTTATACGAATCACTTCATTTTCTGAAGCATTACTCAGTTCGATTGCATCGAGTTGTGTCGGATACGAATTCATCAGTCGAAATCTTTTAACTGTCTCGTTTTTTGAGTTCAGATGTTCGATCACCGTATCTCTTGAGTACTCCTCTCGAAATCCAACATTAAAAGGCCCTTCAACATTCTCGATTCCGACGATGATCTGTTTTTGCCAATCGTAGATAAAATTCCATGCAGTCCATTCGTTTGTCAGAAGAAAAGAGATTGACACGTCTTCTTGTCCGAATTGATAACCAATCTTTTTCTGTTTCAGTGATGTTGTTTTATCTTCGGTAAAGATCTGTCGGCCGGGTAGAGTCACCGCATCGCACATAACATCAAGATCACGAGGATCATATTCTGCACCTTCAAAGATCACACGATATCGATTCGATCGAGCAAAACCAGAAGAGAACGTCGACTTAAGTGTGTCGATACTGCTCATATCATTTTCCTTGAGTCAGACCAGACAGTTCGTGTACCGGCCTTCTTGAACGACTCGGTCGGCAGA